CCACGGCCTTGAGCGGCTACAAGGGACGCAATCCCTGCCGCAGGATATTTGCTATTCATAGTCCCCCCGTGGGGTAAGGTTTCTTAAATGGTATCACCGGTTGGCCTCGTAATTCGACACCCAAGTAACAGTCAGGATGATGGACGGAATCGCCGGGATATTGCCCGTAGCGGCTACGTAAGGGATGACCACGTTGGTATCAGCAGACTCCCAAGCCAACTCAAAGTAGTCCCCTGCTTCCATCACCAACACAAAGTTCCAAGCCGGGACGATTTCGCTGTTAGGACCGTCAATGACAATCTTGGTGGCTGAGTCCGGTACGTTAACCCCGTTAATGCGAGGCCAGATATAGACCGCACTAGCCGAACCGCCTGTCTTGTCTAACTGCGCCGAGAACTGAAAGTTATAAACCCCAGTGTTGTTGACGTAAATCTTGGATGTCGGAGTACCGCGAGTCACCTGAAACTCAGACACAACTGAGTTGTATTTAAATATATTTACTGCACTTGCTACCGGATTAGTCTGCGTCGTGGTGTCGTAATACGAAGCGTGTGCAGTAGGCGAGTTGATCCGGTTGGCAATTTGATTAAAGAAGAGGCGCAGAACATTATTAGTCTGCTCCATGCCACGCTGGTCGTACTGTCTAAGTGCGACTGGAATACTCGGCGGAACTACACCACGAGGTACGGTCATTACCGACGACCGTCTGGCCTGATATCAAGACGCAGCGCACCCATCTGCCACGACACGCCAAGGTCCGATGACCCTACACGCACCGCCATCTGCCTACCCCGAACTCGCGTAAACAACTGCTCGGTGTAAATCTCGTACGGCAATACAGCCGTAGCCTGCACTGTTTCTATGTCGGGTGTGCCGTATGCGGCACCGGGATAGTTGCGCGGGTAGATAGAAATATTGACAGAGGGAGTCGTGGTCGATGATCCCAAGAACTTAATGTCCGGAATGATACGTGACACAAAGCCAAAGTTGTGTCCGTCACCGATGTCAAAGTCTGACGACTCAATGAAGCAACTGATCGGCTGCGCGGTGCCCGTTGAGACATCATCCCAACCGACTTCGTGGTAAAGAACCTGATTCGGATAGGACATCGTGACCGGCGTGTAAGCCGTATGAGACGCAGCCACCGTTCCGTTTACGCCTCGCACGCACCCAGTCAGAACGGTGTTATTCGTGACCCCGGTGTACGTAATCTGCTCAGAGTCAATAAAGATAGTCCCGGCACTGGGATATGAAGAGGCGTTCAGCAAAGTAATGCTGGTATCTGAAGCTGTGATATCCGCCGTCGTGTAAGACACTTGGATACTGTTTGCCAGCAACGGGTAGTCACGGATTAATTGCGGTGAAAACGCGCTTCGACCCAAACTGCCGTATGACCAGACGTTTTCAAGGTAGTTAAAAATCACTACCGTGTCATTTCGATTGCTACCCGTACTTGGATAAAACCACCAGACTTCACTGAACGCTTCGTTGTTACCGCAAGTGACTTGCGCGATTTGATCTTTATTTAGCGTACTAAATATATGCTGTCGGATCGTGCAAGGCAGTGTGTTTACGCGACCGTCGTATACGAAGAACTTATCCAGTCCCATCCAATACACGGCGTTGTTGACGTTAATGACCGCGTTCTGCGATGCGATAGAAATGTCTTGATCAAGCAGCGTAAAGCCGAAGACAAACGGAGGCCCGAGGTACTGCATGGAGTACACAGCCGTGTCTGTCCAAACGACAATTTCTTGACGCGCTGTCGTAGCCGCTACGATCTTAGAGCCATTAGCCAGACGTTGTTCACCTGACTGGTTCGTAACTTCAGGCACCCACTCGTACGGGTTATCGGCATCTGACCAACGAACAACGAGCGGATCAAATGCGGTATCAAAGTTAGTCGGATCGTACGGGTTAGCCCCCATACATACGGTGAAATCATCAACCGGGGAGTCGAGAATCAACGCCGTTTCGTTCGGTACGTGTCGGCCCGAATAACTAAAAGACAGCAAAGACGCTGTAGCAGAAGCCGTTGTAGCCGTAGAAAGTGTTACCGAAGTACTGCCGTCCCACGTAGCCAGAACATAAGTGCCAGACGGAATGCCACTACCCGAAACAACCGCGCCCGTATTAATTCCGGTTGCATCTGCAACAACTACGGTAATAGACCCCGAAGCGTAAGCTGCCGTCGTAGCCGTTTTTTCTACAGAATTTGCTTTAGCCTCAAGAGTCGTTGCTCTTGACCATGTAGAAGTGTCTTTAGTCCAGTAGTAAATAGCGCCGTTGTTTTCAGCAAAAATCAGGTCGTTGCCGTAGTTAAACTGCGACCAAAGGCGAAGTGGTACACCTGCTGGAGTACTAGAACCCCAAGTACCAGAACCCCACGGAGGGCCGCCCCAACCAACCGAAGTCGTGTAGACCGCAGTACCGGCATCAATATCGTACTGTCCAATAACAAGAGAGCCGCCGCCTGTAGCAGTTGACCCGGCAGGCGTTGGGCTTGCAATAACAAACGAGTTCGCACTCGAAACCGAGACAACCTCGTACTCTCCGTTAATAGTCAAACTGCCGACAGCGGTTGCGCCAGAGAAACTGGCAAACGTACCCAGTGATACGCCGTGTCCCGTCGATGTAATGTTGACGAGCTTGCTTCCGGCAGTGGTACGGATCGGGTCGCTAGAAAGCGTTCCCGAAAAAGCAAGGGGGGTGATGTCGTGATAAACGCCGCCAAGCTCAACGTAGAATTTCTGGTTGGTGCCTACGCTTAAAAGGTTAAGTCCTTCCAGAGTCGAGTAGTTCCACAGCGACCGGGCTACGCCGTTATAGGTATTAGCGTTATTAGTGATGTTGACCCAGCCGCCAATCTTTTGGGCGTAGCCACCACGGAACCGCACCTTGTCTACGACGAAAAACCCGCCCTCACCAGCGTAGTTAGTGGTTTCTCGATTGACGCCGGGCCTGAAATCAACTCTCTGAAGTGGCATTAGACAACCCCTGACAGGTACAACGCCCGTTCGTCGTTGCGCCTTTTTACCAATCCCGGCAGTACTTTACCACCCGCCTTCGTCCATTTCAGGAACTCGTCAGCCGCTTCTTCAAACTCGCCCCGGTTTGTCTTCATCCGAAGGGAAGAACGCTGGAGATTGCCGAGGCCCACGTTGAAGGCAAAAGATACGAGAGCATCAAAGACTCCCTGATTGCCAACAGCAGCAGGGCAAAGTCGAACCACACCACGCTCAAACCGGCCAAGGTCTTGAGCAAGTATCCAATCCACCTCGTCCATCGTGAGAACCCGGTCCCAGCCTGCGGGTATCGGTAGATTCTTACGCTCCTCATACTTCACCGTCGCATGAGTTGGGTCAATCACATGACCCACGCCCACTGTCCACAAAAGCGCCGGACAGCGGTAAGGCTTAGTTCTCACCCCTTCGTGGTGCTTGATCATCTGGATGGCAGCGGGGCTGACTTTCACTTCTTGCCAAAAGCCTGTGTCCCAAACCAGAAGGCGATAATTGAAGACAGGATTAGCATCTCGTCATCCGAGAACACTTCTGCCATAGCAGCGGCAAACGGCACACCCGTGTTGTAGGCGTACCAGACTCCAGCGATGTTGATGGCAACAAGTTCCAGCACGAAGATGTAAGTCACGACCGGACGAACGCTGGCGCGGAGATTAATCATCCACTGCGAAGCACCCTTACCAATCTCCATGTCATGCTGGTACAAAGCCTGACGCTCTTCGCCCGCCGTTTGAGTTTGGATCTGCTCTAGCTTGATTTCTTCAACCCGAGCCTGAGCGATGAGGCCCCGCTCAGCCAAAGCCAACTCGCGTTCCTTCTGGGCAGCAACAAGCGCCAACTCGTGCTTCTTGTCCTGCCGGTCTTGAAAGATTTGCAGGATTTTGGGTAGCCCACCCGCAAGGAAAGACAGGAATGTTGAGATCATTGTCATCATGTCGGATTACCTCACGACGGTCTTTCGTTAGGTTGCACCGGATCAGTCAAAATTGCGGTAGCGCGAACTTGTGTCAACAAATTTTTTGACACAAGAGATTCTATGCCAGCAATAGTACGTTGATCATCAAGGTCTACTTGAGAAGCCGCTTGGAACAAGTCATACCAAGCCTGTACTTCAACATCGGTCTTAGTTGCGCCAATAACTCCAACGTACTCTTGCGGAGTAAAACGAGAAATCATTGCCACTTTAGTGATGATGTTAGGAAGCGGAACAGGCGGAATTTCAGGCTCCGGCCCGACCAAAACCCAACGACCGGGGTAGTACTGATCGACAAACGATTGCTTTGCCACAATATCGTGTGCAAAACCATTAAGCTCGGTTACTGTGTAAATATTGTTCATTTGTCACGGCCCCAAATATGAAAAAATAACAGCCCCGCTACCGCCCGCTTTTCCAAAGGCATTGAGTGCTTGGTCGTTGTTATTAAACGCAGCAGCACTACCGCTACCACCGCCAGAACCCGCTGCACCGGCTATCATTTGGTTATAACCAAGTCGCCCAGCGCCACCACCGCCACCGCCAAAACCACCAGCCCCGGCAGTATTTTGTTGGGAATCTCCGAATCCGGCTGTTCCGCCAGCCCCGAAAGTGCTTGCGTTAACGACAGAATTTTGATTTCCGGGCTGACTTCCGGGAGAACCAGCAAATCTAACCCCAGCTATTGTCGTGACAAGCGCACCAATTGATGTAACAGCAAGGTCGTAAGACTGACCACCTGAATTTGAACTGCCAGCACTACCAGTGCCTCCCCCGCCGCTTGGGATGTTAAAAGAGGAACTATTTGAGCCAAATCCAGTTTGAAATAATCCTATCGCACCGCCCCCTGTACCTCCTCCGTTTGCATTGCCAGAAGATCCACCTGTGTTATTAAAATCACCGCCAGTAGCGTTTCCGCCTATTACCCCGCTAGCAACAGCGTTGACAGAGGATTTACCACCAGCGCCAGCATTACAAGTGATACTTACCCCGCCTCCGACAACAGTTGTAATACCGCCACTATTGCCATTATAAGCATCGCCAACTGTAGAATTTGCAGTAGATGGTGCTGTTCCACCGGCGCCTAGTGTTATGACTATAGTTTGACCAGCTGCGATATAAGCGGTTTTAAGGGATGTACCTCCGGCTCCACCACCAGTAGCAGAAGCGGTAATACCGGTAGCATTAAAGTTTGACCCTGCGGCGACGCCGCCACTGCCTCCTGCACCAACCACAAAGAATTGGTAAAAACCGGCCGCTTGAGTTACTACCGTTGTTGAAGCAGTAAGAATCTGTGTAGAACTGGGGAACGATGCGTTACCGCCAGTAAATTGAGTAAATTGACTCATGCGAAGATCCATCCTTCAGTTGCGTCTGAATATCGAAGTTGTACCGAGGCGTAAGTCGCATTAAGCGTCAAGTCCTCAGCAATACCTTGAATGTTTTTGCCGTTACGTGCCACGACGTTTGTGACTAAACCGTTAGCCACCGTGACATAGATTGTGTCACTAATAGTAGGCGAAGCCGGGAGCGTAACCGTGGCAGTTGTTGCAGCAGTCAAAACGTAGTGGAAGTTAGCCGCTGCTGTGATGGCAGTTGAAGCAGTGACTGTAACCGCAGGGAGTCCACCACCACTTGTTGCAATTGTGATACTGCCCGCATTGTTAGTGACCGAAATACCGTCCCCTGCTGTCAATGTAGACAGTGCGAATCCTGTTCCGTTACCAATTAAAAGTTGACCGTTAGTCGGTGTGGTATCAAGCCCGGTACCGCCTTCCGCAATTTTTAATGCGTTGGTTAACGTCAGACTTGTAGCAGAAAAGTTCGTACCGGAAAGCGTCGTAATGTTGGCTGAAGTC